GACGTCGGTCGTGACCGGCCTGACGAATTCCCGCTTTCAATTTGTCAACTTCGCCACGACTGGCGGCAATTTCCTCTACATGGTGAACGGGGCGGATGTCCCGCAATATTATGACGGATCATCGTGGCATACCGCAACGATTACCGGGATCACGTCCTCCGACATCATCGGAGTCAATGCCTTCAAGAACCGGCTGTGGTTCACGCTGACCGGATCGTCCGACGTGGCCTATCTGCCGGTGGATTCGATCCAGGGAGTGGCGAGCATATTTCCCCTTGGTGGCCTCTTCATCAAGGGCGGCTTCCTGATGGCCATGGGAACGTGGTCAATCGACGCCGGCAATGGACCTGATGACTATGCCGTGTTCTGGTCTTCGCAGGGACAGTGCGCCATTTATCAAGGCACTGACCCGTCTTCGGCAAATACGTGGTCACTCGTTGGCGTGTTCGATATGGGCGCACCGATTGGGCGCCGCTGCATGACACGGGTAGGCGCTGACATCGCGCTGATAGCCATTGATGGCGTTATTCCACTTTCCAAGGCGATGATCTTTGAGCGCGCGGCCGTGGTGAAGGTTTCGCTGACCGAGCGCATACAGCGAGTGATGAACCAGTCAGCCAGGCTCTACCGGGATAATTTCGGCTGGCAGTTGATCTCCTATCCCAGGGGCACGAGGGCAATCCTCAATGTCCCGATCGAGGAAAACACCGATCAAGTCCAGTATGTGATGAACACGCTTTCCGGGGCGTGGTGCCAGTTCATCGGCATGAAGGCCAATTGCTGGGAGCTTCTGAACGAGGATCTGTTTTTTGGTGGCAATGATGGTGTGGTCTACAAGGCGGATACCTCGGGGAATGATGCCGGCAACGAGCTGAGTGCCGACATGATGACGGCCTATAATTACTATGGGGTGCGAGGTAACCAGAAGCGCTGGACGATGTGCCGCCCGCAGTTGACCACGGACGGGCAGGTTAATCCGGGTCTCGCGTTGAACGTTGATTTCCGCGACGATGCGCCGCTTTCCGTTCCGACCACGCAGATTGTTGCGGCTTCGCTATGGGACGTGGCGTTGTGGGATCAGGGCCTTTGGAGTGGGGATGTCAGGACCAAAGCGAACTGGGATTCGGTGGACGGCATCGGCTACTGCGCCTCGATCCGTCTTGCGGTCGATATCTCTGGAAGTTCTATCGGATCTCCCGGCGCATGGGGTACGGCGGTCTGGGGCGTTTCGACATGGGAAGCCGCGGTCGCGAATGAAGTCGTCCTCCAGGTAAATGCGTTCGACCTGACCTACGAAAAGGGAGCGATCGTATGATCCTCCTCGGCCATGACGAGACAGTTGCAAATTGGGTGGCTTCGTTCACGGGCAAACCGTTCCACGCGCCTTATACCGCGTTCGGCACAATCCACGAGGGCCGGATAACCGGCGGATTCGTGTTTACGGGCTTCAATGGCACGTCAATCGAGCTTTCCCTTGCGGGGCATGGGGTGACGCATCGGGGACTCTGGAGGGCCATTCTCCATTACGTCTTCGACCAACTGAAGGCCGACCGGATTCAAATCCATACCGCGACCAGCAACATGACTGTTCGCAAGCTGGCCCCACGTCTTGGGTTTGCGTTCGAGGGCAAATCACGTAGATATTATGGCCGAGAGGATGCCTTCGTTTATTCGCTGGTTCGGGATGACTTGCCGTCATTCCGTCAGCGATGGCGGCTATAGGAGGCTCCGATCGACACCCCGCAAGCTCCAGCCGCGCCAGATCCCGCTAAAACCGCTGCCGCACAGGCGCAGTCCAACAAGGAAACCGCTGTTGCGCAGTATGGCCTGAATGCGACTAACCAAGTTACGCCTAATGGCAGTCTGACCTATAAGCAGATCGGCACATGGTCAGACGGAACGCCTCGGTTCGAAGCAACCACGGCGCTGTCTGACGACCAACAGTCGCTATACAATAAGGGCTTGGTTACCCAAGGCAACCTTGCCGATATCGGCAATCAACAGTCCGCCAAGATCGGCGCTTTGCTGAATACGCCAGTCAATCTGGCCACGGCGACTGAAGACAAAATTGCCAAGCTTGGAGCGGCCCGGCTCGATCCTCGCTTTGAGCGAGAGGGCGCCGCACTCGATACTCAGCTCATCAACAAGGGCATCCGGCCGGGGTCGACCGCATGGCACGATGCCCAATTGGCGCAGACCCAAGCCAAGAACGATGCCTATAACCAACTCTATTTGACCGGCCGGGGGCAGGGCGCGCAGGAAGCGCTGACCGAGCGCAACCAGCCGATCAACGAGATTTCAGCGCTTCTGTCGGGCTCTCAGGTTTCTCAGCCTGGATTTACGAACACGCCGACACCGGGCGTTGCGCCTACCGATGTCATTGGGGCCAACCAGCAGAGCCTGAACCAGCAGAACGTCGGGTATCAAGCACAGGTCGCCAACCAGCAGGCCCTCACGAATGGCCTGTTCAAACTTGGTAGCGCGGCTGTTGGCGGCTGGGCCATGTCGGACATCGACACCAAGGAGAACATCGAAGTCGTTGGCGAGCGTTCGGACGGGCTCCATGTGATCGACTTCGATTACAAGCCGGAATTCGGAGGCGGGAAGAACAACCGCGGCTTCATGGCGCAGGAAGTGGCGAAGGTTTATCCGGAGGCCGTGGCGCGCGTGCCTGCGATGGGTAACCGGATGGCCGTCAATTATGCCGCGGTGCCCGGTGGTCTCATGGCTCTCGGGAAGGCCGCCTGATGGCCGATAGCTCGACCTACGATGAAGCCACGCTCGCCCGGCGCTACGCCATGGCGCAGAAGCTTCTGACTGACAAGCCGCCTATCAAGCATTGGGCGGAAGGGCTCGGCAATCTCGCGGAATCCGCTCTTGGCGGCTACCAGCTTTCCAAACTAGACAACGAGCGGAAGGCCGAAAAAGAGCAGGGCAAAGCCGACCTCTACGCGACACTAGGATTGCCAGCGCCGGCAGCGGCTGCAGCGGCACCAGAGGGCGGGTTTCAGAAGCTGGCGGCGCTACTGAATGGCGGAGGAGGTGGTGCTCCTGCGCCTGCCGCCGCGGCGGCGGCTCCTGCGGCTCCGGTCACAATGGCGGGTCTTGATCAGACTTCCTATCCGACGCCTCCTCCAGCAGGCCCACTACCCACCATGTTCCGGCCCGGCATAGCTGCGCCGGCTGCTGCGCCTGTCGCGCCAGACGCTACGCTGCCGCGCGGTCTCCGCAACAACAACCCGTTGAATATCGAGGCCGGTGATTTCACGAAAGGGCAGCCCGGTTTTGTCGGTTCTGATGGCCGCTTCGCTCGGTTCGAAACGCCAGAACAAGGCACGGCGGCGGCAAGCAAACTGCTGGACACCTACGAGAGCAAGTACGGCCTCAATACTCCTGCAGGGATTATCGGGCGTTGGGCACCGCAGGGCGAAAACAACTCGGCCGCCTATGCCGCCACGGTTGCGAAAAAGCTCGGCATCGGCCCGAATGATCCGATCACGCCAGAGATGCGTCCGCAACTGATCGCGGCGATGTCGGAAGTCGAGAACGGACGGCCTGCAACGGTTCCGCAACCTGCACCTCCTTCGGCTGCCCCGCAAGTTGCCGCGGCTCTAACGGCTCCCGCAGGAGCGCCAACCGATGTTTCCGCGGCTGCTCGTCCCCCGGCTGTTTCGACTACTCCGGGGCTGCTGTCTGGCGTGCCTGACGAGAAGAAAGCGCAGATCGCGGCAATGCTTACTTCGCGCAACCCGGTTGTAAAGGAACTTGGGTCGAAATTGATGGCGCAGGCAGCGGCAGCTTCGGATTTGCCGAAATACGAATTCAAGACTGCGGGAGATAATATCTATCGGACCAATGCGAGGACCGGCACGGCGGAACCCATTCGCGACACTGGCCGCGGCGTCAAGCCAATGACGCCAGAGCAACGCAAGGAATGGAACGTTCCGGAAGGAATGTCTGCCGGCATCGATGACAATGGCAAGCCGATCTTCTCGCCTCCGGGGACTAACATCAATCTGAATACGGCTCAAGCTGGCACCAAAGCCATGCAGGCAAAGGCCGTGGAGGACTTCCAGGCTGTGCAGGAAGCCTCGCGCAGCGCAGTAAAGCGCTCCCCAATTTGGGATCAGATGGAGCAGGCATCCAAGGGGTTCACTCCCGGCGCAACGGCTGAGATGAAATTGACTGCAGGCAGGTACCTGAAAGACCTCGGCCTTTCTGCGGGCGAAGGCGTTCCGGATGCCGAAGTCTTCAAGCAACTGCAGCAGCAAATCGCCATCCATGCTCAGCCAAAAGGTCAGGGTGCGGTTTCCAACACTGAGAGAT